TTATATCGGAAATTTACCACCGTGTCTCCTATACTGATAAAAACTCCATCCTCTTAAGCGTGCGTTTTCCAATGCTAAATGTAATTCGGGTGGCTTTGAAAAATCTTTATAGTTGAGGTCATCATAAGAGTATAAAACGGCTTCGCCATTATTACCTACAGGTCTATTGGGCAAAGCATTGAATAGTTTTTCAAATGCATGGGCAGAGAGTTGATTAAAACGACTGTCAAAATATTTTAAGGACGTAATATTGTTTACCCGAAGATCCTGCAGTTTATTTTTTAAACAAGAGAGATATTCTAATTTCGGTAAATTAGAAATATTTAATTCTGTTAGCTGATTTTCACTACAAGAAAATGATTTTAATCTTATTAAACCACTAAAGTATAGTTTTGTTAGTTTATTCCTGTCACAGGATAGATCTTCCAAGTGTACTAAATCTCGAACATCCAATTTAGCTAGCTGATTTTCACTACAAGAGAGATACTTTAAATTTAATAATTCGTTTACAGATAACTCTGTTAGTTGGTTGCTGTTACAAAGTAGTTTTTGTAGGTTTTCCGAATCATCCATCGTCAATGTTTTCAATTGATTATTAGAACACCGTAATTCTTTTAAATTTGATAAATCTAAGAGATTCAACTCTGTTAATTTGTTGTAAGAACAGTCTAGCATTTCAAGACTTCTCAAGCCTTTGAAACGCAGTTCAGTCAAAAAATTTTGGGGACACTCAATCTCAATGATTTTTTCTCCGAGAACAAAAAGTTTTTCGTTTGTATTAAACTCAAAATATGTTTTTTTATTGCTCGGTAAAACAGCTCGCTTTATGTTATTGTTATTCCAGACCTCACAAGCAGAACCATCTTGAGTCTTTATTCTTAACAACATTCCAAAGCTAGCGGATCGCATAATAAATGATTCTTTTTTGCGTTTTTCAAAAACTATAGTACCGTTGTAAATGACTTTTTCAAGGTCCGTGTTGTTATATTTTACTTCTGCAATTTCTGTGCCGTTTATTTTTAACATATAAAATCCTATATGGTTATCTCAAGTGTCGTTCCATTTAAGACAAACGAAGCTTTTTTTATAAATGTATCGTTTGTATTTATAGCATCTATAACCGATTTTTTATTTGCAGCTTCTGTATCATTTTGTGGCGTGGGTACAATGATTGAGCCGTTTTTATTACGCAATACATTATGGTAGGCGTCTGTTTTTTGCATGTGCGCTGCGAAGCTTTGTTCCGCCTTTTGTTTTTGTGTGTCGTCGGCATCGTCCCACGCTGTGCCGTCCGGGAGGAAATCTGCAGCGGAAACGGCTTGCGTTTGAGCGGTAATTTTTTTAGATATGTTTCGTATATCTGCAAAACGCTCGCTTTCTTCCTTTTTTATCTTAGACAAGGCTGCATCAACTTTGTTGTCGACGGCTTTGAGCATGCTATAAGGTACGGCATCATTCTCATCTGTTGCCGCAGGAGTATGTATGGAGCCGGTAGCTGTGCGCATAACGATTCTGTCGGGCACGATATCTGCAGAGGCTTCGTGTACCTGCGTTGCACGGATGTGTTCTTCTGTTGCGGATTTTAAATCATTGAATGAGGCAAGCATATTATCAACTTTCTTTGAGTTGTCGGCGGCGATGTTAACAACATCGTTGTAAGCTTTTGCAGACACGGTGTCGCCATACACCCAATAATCCGCATACACTTTAGCATGCGGAGCTTTAAAAATCACGGCTCTAAAGCAATCTTTTTCCGCCTGTTCGGTAGCAATGGAATCTTCCTGTGCGCATATATAATCCTGATTAAGCACAAGAGCACTGTCGTCCGGCTGCACAGGATCGGTGTACAGATTAAGCGATTCGCCGAAAAAAATATCGTGGATAAGATATACTGGTACGTCTTGTGGCGGGTTTTCGATTGCTTCTCCTGTTATTTTATTATCAGGATTTTGTTTAAATATATCCAACTCTTTTAGATTTTTCATTGTAAACTCCTTAGGCGTATCCTAAAAAATGCTCGGGTAAAACGGGACGGTCTGCAGCAACATAGGCGCCGAATATCCGTGCGTCTCGGTTATGCTTTTTTGTTTTTATCGTTTTTATTTTTTGACTTAGCGCACCCTTGTATTCCAATTCGAGTTCATCCACTATGCCTTGCGTATACCCATATCCGCGCAGTGATTTACATGCAATGAGGTCATATAATTCAACGCGGGGATCAGCCCACAGAGAAAAGGAACCTGTAGAAAAAAAATGCCGGTAAAAATAAGCGCTTGACTGTAAAATGTCTTTTGCAACAGTATCACTTGCAAGGGAACCGACTGAAAGGTTTTTTATAATCTCACCGTTTTTTTGGATATCGGCTTCGTTTCGTGCACTGATTGTCTTTGCTTCTTTTCCAGCGATGAGCCGGTTCCCATAAATGATACAGGTGAGTGTTTGCGGCACGGCCGTATAGTTCCACACTTTTATATGTATCCCCTCTCCCGTTTTGCGATAAGCAAATTCAAACGTCCGTGCAATAAACTTATTGGCGATTTCAACACGTGAAATTGATACGGCATCCTTAATTGATACCGTACAATCAACCGGAACATTAGGGTAATTATGCTGTAAAACATCCGTATATAACGGAGATAAAGGATTGCCGGTTGGAATGATATACTCTTTAGGGCGGGCGGGAACTTGTACGTTTTCCGTTTTGAGCGTAATTTCAGCCGGTTTTTCTTTAATCATGACGGCAACCGTGAGCTGATCCTCGTCTGCAGCCTTTTGGAAAAACCAAAGCGAAACCGTAATTTTTTTTGCTTTATAATCGATATCGGTTGCATATTCTCTTACAGTCGTTACATAGCCATCGGAAAATTCAACACCGGAAAAGTTATCCGGCAGCGTAAATTCCAAAACAGTACTGGGTTCCTGTTCTGCACCGGGGATACGATCAACCAGCGGAGTTAACAGCCATTTATCAGGATATGTTCTCACGGGAAAATTTTTATACAATAGTACTTTTTTATCTTTTATGCGTTGAGCTTGTTCATATTCATCTTTTGTGTAGGTTAGGTTTATAACATTCGGCGAATTGGCAGAACCGGCATCGGAAGAGGAACTATTGTATTCGTCGAGGTGAAAGTAACGACTTGGATAGCGTATAACGCCATGGCGGGACGTTATTTTTTTTACCTCAAGTGCAGTACCGTCCAGTGAAACGGAACAAAAGGCATTCGACAACACGCATAACTTATTAAGAAGTTGGGATGCCGTACCGTTAAGAGAAAAGGTATGCAATTTTATTTGTGCAAGACTCGGATCTATTCGCGGCGACAAACTGAGCGAACGGGCAACTTCGCCGAACATGCGCTTTGCATCGGTATCATCAAATACACCAAGCGATAAATACTGTGTTTTATGCGAGCCGACATAATCTTGTGCTTTTATTTGTACGGTCGGCTTTGCTTCTTCCGCTTTAACATCCGTTATCCAGTATGTGCCGAAATTATATGCAAACCGAGAAGAACTATCTTGTTGTTTTAAATCAAGCCGCGCATGTACGCTTGTATTTGTAGTAAAAAAGCCTGATATCGGGCTGGTTTTATTTTGTGCGTCGTAAGTGCGTAATATATTGTTAAGCGTTAAGGTGAGTGTTTTTATGTACAAACGACCGATAGAAGCCTCTTTGTTTTCTGTTTTTTTTACGGATTGTTTAATGCTGATAATATCCTGATTTTCTACCGTAAACTCAAAACCCGGATAAAAGGCAACAAGCCATATTCTGCGATTCGCCGTATGCTTTTTTATGTTTAAAACGATTCTATATACCTTTTCGCAGGGCAGCTCGAAGTCCAAACGTGCAGCAGCATTATCGATGATATTATATTGTGTAAGAGTTGTGCCGTTATTATCCTGTAACACAACCGTTGCAGTATTAATAATACGAGATGAATCGGTGACGAGCGTAAATCGTTTGGTTTCAATCGAGGGTACATATAGGGTTATAGTATCATCTACTTTACCGGCTGCGTTAGCTTTTTTGCCGACATAACCGACCCTCGCATACGGGCGGTTACTTACACGGTGGCGTTTACCGCCAGCATGAAACATTTCTGCGTGCGGGAACACACGTCGTTTTTTTTCTCTGCCGGCAAAAAGTCTATCTTCTATGTGAGATAAATACGGGTATACTATCTGGTCAGGCACCGAACCGCGCACAGCATTCGGTGCTCGTATTTCTACCGCTTCAGGAGACACGGATAAAAAAGAAAAGGTAATTGCTGCATCATAGATACGATTATTGCCGCGTATTATCCTTTCGACCTGTGCAGTAACGTGTTTCATGCAACACGCTCCCATAATTGAACAGTTATATTTTTAGGTCTTGTTTCACTTGTTTTGCGAGCTCCATTTGCTCCACTCGATTGAGGCCATTCATTGTTATCACCGGCACAATTGAATCCGGCAGGACCGTTGCGCTCTTCACCGGTACGAACCCTGTAGGTATGTGTATGTTCCTGAAGCGCATCCATTTGAGCACCGCCCTCTTTCCCGATACCGTCCGTGTAGGAAACTGTAGTACTTGTTGAAAATACTGCCGCGTTGCCACCTTCGATACGCAAAAAGTCGCCGGGAAATTTGCTCGACACATTAATCCATTTTGCTGTAGGATGCTGATACCGTTCTTTGGGCTCGGGATCTCCGGGAAAACGAATGTATTTACTGCCGACCGGCGGTATATTGGGATCTGCAGTATTCAGCAGTTCCAGAGCTTCGGTTATTTTTGCAAGAGAGTATACAACGTCATTATAATTTTTGTCGGTTATCGGATCATCATCTCCGACAGCTGTAGGACGCCGATTTTTAAGGTCTGCAATAATATTTAATAAATCGGTTTTGAGCATGACTTCCCCCTAATTTAAGTTTAATGTGATTCCGGAGTAGACAAAAAAGCCATTTTTACGAGTTTTAAATGTGTATTTAACGGGCTTTACCGTATCAATAGTAATCATCTTAAAATGTGTTTTAAAGTCAGCGCCGGGAGCCATCGGCATGGATTGATTTTTTATATAAAGTTTTTTTTCGGTGCCGTACACGGCTTTTTGCAAGGCATCAACAATAGCAAGAATTATCTTAAAATCCGCTTCAAGAAGATATTCGTATTTCATGGCAGCACTTTCGTAGCTTCGGATAATATCTTTTCGTTTGTGCCCGTCTACAGTACTAAACGTAGAGGCAACTTCTTCTTGCGCAACTTCAAGGCTGTATCCCTTCGGCAATACAAAAAAATTGTTGCCGACTTTTATAAAGTCATCGGGATAATATTTTGTTTTATATTCAGCTTCTGTCATAACTATTCCATAAACCAGTTTTGTCGTGCTTTTTCGACAACCGCGAACAATTCGCGATCGTGGCTTTTAAGCACATTCATCACAACATCCGCACTGTCCTGCATATTATGCGAGAATGTAAGGTTATAAGACGGAGCGTAGCTTAATTGATTTTGTACCGCTGTGTTTTGCACACCGGCAGCGCGGAACATACGCTCAAGGTTCGGAGCGGTTATCGGCATAATCAATTCGGGATTGCCGGCTTCTCCTGCTAAAGCGGGGCTGCCGTGCGGCAAGGTAATACCGGTGCCGCTGGATGACGGCATAACAATACCGCCTGCAGCAAATTTGATAAGACGAGGTGCCGGTGGTAAAGGTTGTTGTATGTAATCAGGCGGCGCCGGCGCTTGTCCTGCAACTCCTGCTTGTACACCGGCAATAACCGCTGCAGCAGCATGTGCAACGCCGCCGATAGGATCGTTTGCTGCAAAGGCCGCAACCGATGCAGCTGTTTCTACCGCAGCTTTTACCGATAGGCTTACAATTGCTTCGGCTTTTTCCCATTTAGCTTTTTCCTGCGCGGCTTTTGCCCCTGCAACGCCGGCTGCATTTTCCGCAGCGATTCGTTGTGTGGCATACTGATGTTCCGCCAATGTACGGGCATTAAGCATTGCAACTTCCTGCTGCCGTGTTTCCTTGTCGTGCTTTTTCTTTTCATCGTCAGCTTTCTTTTGTGCCGCTTCTTCGGCTTTTTTCTTCCTTTCAGCTTCTATTTGTTTTTCGATTTCGCGCAGTTTTATAATGTTTGTTTCTTGTGCAAAATTGCCTTCGAGTTCTGCAAGGTCTCGCTCATGTGCTGCAACTTTTTTTTCGTATTCTTCCTGCCGGCGCAATTCTTCGCGTTCGGCATCTTCTGCTTGTTTTTGCTCGCGCAGGTCCGACAGTTCGTTGTCAATTTCGAGCAGTTTTTGATTACGCTCCCGATTTATTGAGGCAAGCGTTTCAGCCGTTTCCTGCTGACGCCTGGTTTCTTTTTGATTTATGAGTGTCTTTGCAATGTCGGCAATACCGTGCATGGTATCGGTGATAATATTACCGATTTTTTGCATCATGCCGGCAACCGCATCAGTCGCTCCTGCAAACGATTTTTCAAACTCTTTACCTGCCTCGGCAGAGGCTGCGCCTAAATTCTTTGCTTGCTGTAATGTTGCTGCGGCTTTTTCTTTATCTTTTTCGGAGCCGCTTTCAGATAAGCGCAAGTACTCTTCCATGAGTTCGTTTTGTTTTTTTAATAAGGCTTTTTGTTTTTCAAGTGTTTTTGTGCGCTCTATTTCTTTTTTGTTGCCGGTGTATTGACCGAGTTTTTCTTTTAATGCGATTTCATCGTCTATTTGTTTTTTAGTCGTCTCCGTGATGCTGTTTATACGATCCAGCTCTTTTTTGTGTTTTGCTTCAGCTAAGGTATCAAGGGCTGCATAGGTGTTTTGTGTTTCCGTCTGTATTGACTGCCCCGATTCGCCGACGGCTTTTGCAAGTGATTGTTCAAATGTAAGAACTGCTTTGCCGTTTTCTTCAAGTGTTTGGGTGGTATTTTCTTTATGAAAGGTTTTTAAAAGTTCCAGACGTTTTTTATAAAATGATTCTTCAATTTTTGTAAGTTCGGCCTGCTCTTCTTGGGCAGACAGTTTTCTATCTTTTAAAAGCTGTTTTTCTATGGCGAATTCTTTTTGTAAATCAGCAAGCCGTTTCGCCTGTGAATTTTTAACAGCGTTCCCATCTTCTCTCGTTTCGTCATTTTTTGCTTCCGGTTCCGTACTCGGAGTAAAGTCCTTTTGGCTAAAATCCATTAAAGCGGCAATACCTTTTTCGGTTTCGCTGATGTTTGCTTTTAGTTTTTCCGCTTCCGCTTGTAATTGCTCTACCGCCTCTTGCGTTTTTTTTATATTTTTTATCGATTGCGGCAATAAATCATATTTTTGCAATGTATCGCCGACATCCCGCGCAGCGCGTTTTCCGACTTCGCTTTCCCGTTTTTGTAAATCCTCTTCTGCCTGCAGCAGTTGCTCCAGCGCTTTCTTTTTATATTCGAGTTCTTCTTTTTTTTCTTGTGCAACTTTTCGTGCTTTTACAACGGCATTGTCTTCGTCTATCGTTGTTTTGCCGCTTGCCTCATGTGTCGTCAAAAAGCCGGAACCGATAATCTCATTGATTTCTTTTACCAGCTCTTTCATTTTAAGGCTTTCGGCATTGGTCAGTTTTTCTTTTTCGTTAAGCGTTGCATATGCTTGCGCAAGCTCTGATATTCTTTGGGATCGGACACTTTCAGCTGTAGAGGCATCGAGCCCTGCAAGGCGGGCTTTGTGCTGTTTTTCTGCGACGCGGTCGGCCCATGCGGCAACCTCTTTGAGTGCGACAACAGCTGCAGCAGCTCCTGCTATGGCAAGCACAAAGGGATTGGTTAACCCGATGACTTTAAAGGCAGCGTTGAGCGCCATAGCCGCTTTTTGTGCAGCAATTATGCCTTTGCTTAGACCAAATAATCCGGCAGTTAAAGACGTTGCGGTTATAAGTATTTTGCCGGCAGATATGACAAGCTGCAGTTGATCTTCATTTAGATTTTTTAAGACTTCAGCAAATTTAAAAGCGGGAGTTAAAAGGTTTTGCAGGCTCGGTATAAGCTCCTGTCCTATTTTTGTTGCAAACGCTTCAAGGTTTAAGCGCGCTTGCTGCAGCAGGAAGCCGAACTTATTAGGGCCGCCGACGGTAGCATCATTAAACGCCTGTTCGGTTGCTCCGAGTGCATCATGCATCGCTTCAAGGTCGCTTTTAAATTTGGCAGCTCCCTCTCCTGCAGCATAAAGTGCAAGTTTGCCGGCTTGTGCCGATCCGAACAAATTGCTTATAGGCTCTCCGGTTTCTTCTGCAACACTTTTTAAGGCTTGCATAGCGCCTGCAAAACCGTCGAATTTTTCGAGCAGCTCCGAGCCGGTTGCAACACCCAATTTTTCAAATGCTTCCTGCAGGCGGTCTTGCGGTTTTTGCAATTCCGTGTAAACTGCCGACAGCTTTGTCGCAACTTCGGCCGCGCCACCTATAACACCGGTACCGGAAGAAAAGACTGCAAACATTTCTTCTTGCGATACGCCCAGCGTTTTACTCATCGACGTTACACGTTGCATGGAAGCGGCAAGTTCGGGGAAATTAGTCTGTCCGAGCTTTACGGTGGTAAAAGCAAGGTCGGATACTTTTTTCTGCGCGGCGTTTGTCGTGTCCCCGTACGCTTTGGTTACGGCAGACAACAGTGCGATGGCATCTTTAGTCGTTGCACCCCCTGCCGTAGCACCTTTTGCGGCAAGCTCAAGGTTTTTTGCGCTGTCGGCAGTATCCCCAAAGGCAGAAATTACTTCGTATAAACCGTCGGTTAAATCTTTGGTAGTTTTACCGACTGCAGGAGATAATTCGAGTACGTTTTTTTGCAGTTCTTTTATACGTTCTGTTGCACCGGGAATAAGCGTTTGAACGGCGCCGAATCCCTGATTAAAGTCGATTGCAAGCTTTGCTGCAGCAACTCCCAGTGCTGCAATGGCGGTCGTTGCAATTGTCGCTTGTTTTGCAACTTTGCCGAACAGCTCGTTTGCATCTTTTGTCTTTTTTGAAAAATCGTCGAGTTTTTTATTGGATTCGTCAATCGCTTTTTTTAGCTGGTCGGCATCTCCGATTATTTTAAAAACAAGCTCTCTTGCTGCCGGCATAGTAATTCCTTATTGATATAACATGACAAGGTCTTGATCGCTTATGTGTTCACCTGTTTTATCCTTAACAATGCCTTTTTGCATGAGAATAAAATCAAAACCGTGTTGTACCTTTTGTATCAGCGTTTCAAGCGACCACGTACATAAAATGGTCTGTTCCGAAACGTGATACAAAAGCATTGCTTGATCTATGAGATTTGCCCAGTCGTTTTTTTTTCAGCGCTTGCCATCTCATCCGCTGCCACATTCCCCAGATTGCGGATAATCGCCGTAATGATTATTTGATACATGGCAACAATTTGACTGTTACTTGCATTTTTGAGCAGATAGTCGCTCGTAAAGGTATCATCGTAGAACGAGCAAAAAAGAGAAACGGCTTTTACGTTGTCTTCAAGCAATTTTTTAGGGCTTTCGTCTGTTTTTTGCTCTTCAATAGATTTATTGTACGTTTCCAAAAGAGGAATCGACAAACCGGACGGTATATAGCCGACTTCAAACTCTTGTCCTAAAAACTGCACCTTTTGACTTTCCGCCCGTAATGCATCCAAATTGGTAAAATTGTTGTCCATGATAAACCTCCTAAAGCGGCTGCCTTAAAAGATATGTGCTTTTCAGGCAGCCTATATTTTTTATACTTCCTGCACTTCGCGGTACAAGCTTGATGCTTCAAGCGTTTCGTCCAAAATCAAATCCGGATGCGGCGAAAACTCGAAAGCCATAGGTACTTCGGCAACGTTATCCGTATCGTTTTTTGATTTAAGCGTAATGCTGTCTTCGGCATCGTAAAAGCCGTACGGGAATTCGAATGTACGGCTGATAGTCCTGCCGTCTTCGGTTTTGCGTTTATTAGTCAAACGCATTGATATGGGCTGCACGACACCGCCGGAGCCTTTGCCAAGGCTGTAAGATTTAAGGCGGGCAACTTCGTATTCGATAGTTACCGCCTTTGTGGGGTCGAATTGACCGGCTGCGGTAAACTTATAACCCCAGACGCCTGCAGCGCTTTGTTCGACCGTGTAATCGGTTGTAACGACGAGTGTTTTACTGCCCTGTTTTATAACGATGTTTTCAGGTTTTGCGCCGTCATGATTGGCGTACACAAACTCACAAAGCTTGTCCTTTTCTACCGTGTTTGCAGCTTTTGTGTCGATTTCTTTGTGTTTTTCCGCCGGCACAGTGGTAACCGTTACAAGACCGTGCATAACCTTACCTAAAAGCGGCACATGCCGTTCCAGTAAACTGAATTCGACCTTTGCCTTTACATCGGTTTGCCCTTTAAGAGGTACGGTTCCGTTGTCGGCTTTAACGTCGATTTTACTTGCCGAAAACGATATTTTAATACCGCGGGCAAGTCCTAAATCTTCAAGGTCTTTTAAAGACCACGCTTTTTTTACGTTGTCGATAGCAATTTTCTCTTTGGACAATTCGATTTTTGCGCTTGCCAAAACCATACTGTTGGGATTTTTTGATGTAGTTAAGTCCATCTTTTACTCCTTAAAATTATATAAAATCTTTGATGTTGAATTCCAACTCAACGATCCAGCTTTCGTTGTATGAATAAGAGCGTTCTTCGGCTTGTAAGTCGGCGAATAAATCATCGTCAGCGCGCAGAGTCGAATGATATGCAATGCCATATACAGCTTTTTGTTCTCCGGCTTTTTCGCGGATTGTAAATCCCTGTGTATCATCGAAGAATCGAGCAAGAACTAAAGATTTTTGCAAACAATCGTCTATGGCTTTATCACTTGCAGGAATTTCAGCGCACACAGTCGCGCGAAGCCGCAAACGAGCACGCCCGTTTCCGACAATTACCGGGTGCGGCAAAAGATTGAGTTCCACATGGAATTTTTCCGACTTTACCGCACTCGGATTTATAATCACTTGTATTGCAGTGAGCGCTTGTAAAAACACAGCGTAAGATTTTACGATGGATAAAAGATTAAGATGCATAATAATCCTCCACGCGTGACTGCATCATATTGATAACGTTATCCGGCAAAAACATAAAAGGACGAGCCGGCACTGTTATGCTTTTTTTTAGGATAAAAATCACTTCCGCTTTTTTCCCTTTTTTTTGCATTAAAATTATATTTGCACGCTCTGTTGTGCCTCGTTTGTAAGGCCTGAAAACTGCAACACCGTTTGATTGCAAGCCAGTAATCACATCACGAGCGGCAAAACCATACCGGCGATACAATGTACGGGTTGCAGGACTTGCCGGTAAGCATAAATACGTTGCCTTTTTAGGACGTATTACCGTTTCTGTTCTGCCGTCTGCGGGGTTGTGTACGCGCGCATACGGTACGTTAGTCCCGACAGCAGCTTCGGTTTCGGTATGTCGTGCAGTTAAACTTGCACGCAACTTGCCTGTGTCGCGTAAGGTATTTGCACCTTGTTTTACCTCTTTTGTAAGCGGTGCATTATCCGGCTTTATACCGTTTTCGATATTCTTTTGTATTGCAGACAAACCCATAAGCGATAATTCGCGCATTAAAGGTTTGGTATTTGCTATTTTATTAAAAAAGGTTTGCCGTTTTTTTTCGCTGCAGTCGATTTTTATTTGCATAACCGGTTTTCCTTCTTTTTAGATTTTGCGACCGTAACAAACGGCAGCGCACTATCCCTCTCTTTTTCGATCGAGCGGTAGCGGTCGCTTATCAGTTTTTCCGCGCGCTGTAAAAACTCTTTGGTGCCGACTTTGTCGCCGTTATATTCGTATAATTTTGATACGGTTAAAAGTTTTACGATCTCTTGCTGTGTCCGGCTGTACAAATTAAGTTTTTGGTCAACCATCTCCAAAAGCACTTCAGCAACTGTTAATGCTTTGTCTATGCAGTCTTGCGTAACATCGTCTGCGCTGCGTTTTTCGTCCCAACTTAATTCCGCGTAGAGCTTGGGACTGATAAAGTTTTGAATATCGATAACGGAGACAGGCGGCTGTTGGACAGGCAATAAGCGAGGAGGCGGCGCGCTTGTGTCAGGTTGGACGGGCAATCCTGTTACGATGTCTTTCATACCGTCTGTCTCCAAAACTTTTTATGCTAAATATTTACGGATAACCGTTTTGCTTACTGCGAGAGCCGGCAGAGGTTTACTCATACCGATAATCTTATAACCAGACGGATCTTGCGATTTAACATTTTTCGCAAAAAACGGCAGCGGTTTTAATCCTGCATCAAAATCGTCGAGCGCAAGGTAAAAGAGCGTGCCCGCATTGGCAATATCGATCGTCTGGATTGACTTGCTGTCAACCACGTCGGTAAGTGTGTTTTTCCCGGGCAGTGCATAGGTTGCACTCATCGGCATAAGTTTGTACTTGCCGAACAGCACACACCCGTAATCCGTCCACTGTACGGGGATATTGGGAGACGTGGTGTTGGCAATCATACCGATGATTGCAGAATACACGTCCGTACCGACCAGATAGCGGACATCGGTTGTGCAGCCGGTTTTGCGTTGTTCCAAAAACTGCTGCTCAAGATTTTGTTGCAAAATGGCAATAGTTTTGCCGGCGATGTCCGTGTCGGTCATCTTTTTAGGTGCGCCCAAGGTAACCTTGTAGGTGTCGAGCGCCCCACCTGCGGTTGCAGCGGGATATGAAATCTCGCCGGAAAGAGCTTGTGCGCACAAAATTTCGGTGGACACGGAAATGCGGTCGCGCAAAGTTTCAACGGTTTCGCCGAGTTTGGCGTTGACGCTGTCGGTTTCCCCGATAGCAATCATGTCGTTGACCTCTTTTGCAGACAAAAAGATTGACGGCTTAAAGCCTTCCGGCTGCAAGACGTTCACTTCTTTTTTGCCTTCGTTTACCGGGTACGAGGCAGACCCACGGCTGACAACCGGGATGGCCCCCGTTGTGTTTTCCACTTCGCCGATGCCGATAACAGGAGATGTTTTTTGTTTGCGCTTACTTTCCGGGAACAACAAATCCTTAATAGGGGTTTGCGGTTTGGGTAACGCTATAAGCACGTCGGTCAGGTTTTTCGTCGTAAAAAACGACTGTAAGGCTGTATCAAGTTTTATCACGGTTATTTATCTCCTTTGGTCGCATAGATACCGTTTTTACGCAATGCTTCGACCTGTGCATTGGTAACGGCGGTGCCGTCCTTAAAGGTAAGTTTGTCGCGGTTGACCCGGCCGAACACGACAACCACAGCAGAGGTATCTTTTGTTTCTCTGTCGATGGTTTCAGTCAGTACGGCAATCGGATCTTCCGATCCTGTACCTTCGAGGTGCTCCAGTTTTTCTCCTGCTCCCATTTTTAAAATGGTGCCGGCAAAAAGATTTTGCATGCCGTCTTTTAACGGCATGGTGTCGGTAAAGTATTTTTCGTCGGCAAGGATGTTTTCATCCTTGATGGTAATTTTGCCGATATTTGCCTTAAACATCTTTTAACTCCTTAATGTAGATATTACAAACAGCCCATCATGGATTTAGGCGGCGTTGACGGTTGCGCGTTGCCGCCTTTGTCCGACAAACCGATGACATCGGTTGTCCACACCTGATCGGGGATTGCATTGAGCACATCCTTTACAAGGTCGAACTGCGTTGTTTTTTTGCCGTCGGAAAGTGCAATCTCCCCGGTTGCCGGCAAAGAGTCGGCAAGCGAGAGCACTGCTTCATGCGCGTGCGGCGGAAGCTTTTGTTTTGCAAGAGCAAGCAAGCTTTCTTTTTTGTTTTTACGCAACTCCGCCATGAGCGCTTTTGTTTGCGGATTCGCATCCGAAAGCGCTAAATCTTCTTCCGGATATTTTTCCGCAACTTTCGCAAGCTTTGCTTTAAGAGCTTCATTTTCCTCTTTAAGCTTTTGCGCTTCTTCCGATGAGCTGCCCTCATTCCCTTGTTTCGCTTTTTCAAGCTCTGCTTTGAGTGCCTGATTTTCAGCTTCAAGAGCTTCGTTTTTCTTTTTAAGTTCCTCTTCATTCACGACGGAACCTCCTTTACTGGATGTATCGTCATCGCTTAACGCAATGACTTTGGTGTTAATGGACGGCAGTATATGCACGCCCTGTATGTCCGATGCCGCTATCGCGGCAAGAGAATCCTTAATTGATTTTCTTAGATTTTTAATCGCCGGCGGCTCTTCGCCGAGGTAGGCTACGTGGTGCAGATAGAGTTTGCCGGTATCTGCCGAGCGCTTTGCCCCGATTGAGCGGTCGGGAAAATACCCCTGTTCTACGGCTTCGGCAAGCGCGTCCTGCTCTTGCGTAATGCCATACAAAACGCCGTCTTTTAACTCTAAACCGACGACATCGCCGAAACGCGGATTTTCGCCTGAAAAACTATGCCCTAAAATAATCGGGCTTGAGTTCATGTCCGAAAATGATTCATAGATTTCCTGCAAGTCTTTTTCCGTTACCGTTTGCGGATGTTCGGTCGATCCGAACGTACCGGTGCGGGCAATTTCCCGTATGCGCGTTTTCATGCTTTAAGCATACGCGTTTACGGGGCAAGAGAACGGAGCGTTGACAAGGGAATTTAAAATAAAAAAAGCCCCGCACAAATGCGGGGTTGCACAGAATATTATTTTTTTACAGAGCAGTGCAATACATTCATATATTCGTTAAACAGTTCTAAGTCCGTTTTTGAAATATAAGCAGCACATTCATTTTGATAAAAGTTATTTTTATCCAGCAAGGCTATATACGCAAAAAGGGAGGCATAATTTTCAGGATTGGTTTTACCATTCTTTAAAATGTAGGAACTAACCACATGCCCTAACTCGTGGGCGATGGCAAATCGTTTTTCATTTTCCTGCAAGTAGTCGGCGTAATAAATCATAACGCCGCCGACTTTTTTATATGTTTTAGCCTTTCTTTTCACTCCGGAAAGAGATTGCAAATTAATCGTAAAAAGTCTTATTCTTCTTTCATTGACTAAATTAGTTAAAGTTTCAATATCTTTTTCCGCTCTTTCTGTCTTTTTTATATAGTTGAGGAATTCTTTTTTTTCTTGTTCATTTATCATTTCCTCAATACTTGAAACAAGATGAGATAAGTAATGAGCTTTTATTGCGGGTTTTAACCGTGTATTAAAGAATTTTAATAAGTCATCAATTTCTTTTTCCGGAACTGAAAAGGCTTTTTCTAATTTATAAATTATGTCGGGTTTTAGTTCAACATCCGCCATGTCCCCTCCACAAATACGGCGCATTCAAAGTTATACTCATCTTCATCCGTAAGCTTTTCAGGGGTACCGTATACTTGTTCTACTCCCATGCATTTGTAAAGCAATTTTATCCGTTCTTTGTAATCTGATATTTTTTTAGAACTAAAGAGATCATCTATCTGTTTTTTTTCTGTACAAAGATATAAATTTTTTAAGACTGAATCGACTTGGTTGTATACATCAATACTACTTTGCATTCTGTTCATATACACACCTCTATTATAAAACTATTCACACCGTAACTAATACTTACTATTTTGTTTGCTGTCCGCCATTAAGAGAACGTACGTATTTGGCAATATCTGCAATGTCTTGCTGCATCTTTTTGGAATTTACACTCACGTCAGAAGCAAACCCCACCGCCGCAATAGCCAATACGTTTATCAGTAAGCCTACAAAAAACCAATCGGTTTTTTTATAACCTTTTGTACCCGCAATAAACGAGGCAACTAAACCGCATACGGCTCCAAAACCGAAGTAAACTCCCAAAATATAGGGTAACATATCTTCTAGCCATTCCATAGTAAAACCTCCTGATAACAGTATACTCTTATAATTGTTTTTTATAAAGTACTCGTTCCACAAATTCACTTAAATTGTGCTTTTTTCGCTTCTTAATCTTAAACGCCTTTTTCTCCATGTAACCTTATATCCTTTCCCCTCTTTTTAACGGTTTTTTAATACCTATTTGGCGTCTTTTTACAAAATCCGAGTAATTTAGCATACGGGCATAAAATAAGGCAACACAGCCCGTTTTTTATTTTCGATACATAAGACGGTTTTCGTGCATCCATGCAACCACCCGACCGAACACCCTAAAGGCTGAAGCCGTCTCGGGATCGTCCTGTTTTATTACTTTTAACAACTCCGCTTCCGTCAAATCTCTGTTCATAACAGAGTATATATAGATTTCTTTTTTGAGCTTATCGAAGCGAAGCAACTTGCAATACACCTCGCCGCCCCATGCAAATACATAAATGTCATCGCGCAGATTTTGTTCAGGGTTTGCGTCGAACAACACGACATCTCCGTCCATAATTCCGACTCCGGTCATGCTTACGCCTGACACCCGAAACGCGTATACCTTTGCACGGGTAAGCGCGGGGAAAAAGCCGAGCGGTTCTATATAGCTTTCTATGGCATCCGATTCTTCCCAGTTTTGTCCGGGGCCGCAAGATACCTTTTGCCGCAACAGCGGGATTTTTACACTGCCGCTGTTAGCCGGCAGTGTACCTTGCGATCCGGTGGGTTCCTGTAAAAATGGTTCGCCCTCACCTGTAAGGAGCCAACTTGCATTCAGATTAAAGGTTTGTACCAAACGAATTATATTTGCTTTACTGGGTTGCCTATCTCCTCTTTCAATATTACTGATATCCGCTTGGGATATTTTAGATTGTTTCGCAAATTCTGTTTGTGCTAAACCTAGTGACTCTCTGAATGCTTTAAATCTAACGCATATATCCAT